CAAATGTTCCAAAGCATCCAGTATATGCTCTTATCAAGGAAACACTTGATAGGGGTGTTGGCATGAGAACTGATTGGACGTTAGATGATAATATAGCACTGTCTCCTCAGAAAATTGCAGCAGTTAAAGCAATGTATGATCCAGAGTCAAATTACTACAAGAGATATATCCTAGGATTATCAGTAGACCCTGAATCACAAATATATACAGTTAGAGATTACAATATACTCGATAAGTTCAATCCAGAAGATTATATCGGATATATTGTAACGTGTGATCAAGGTGTATCTATTTCAAGTTCAGTATTTCAATTGAATGCTCTTATATATAACCAAGAAATAGGACAATTTGAAATGCATACTTTAAAAGAGTATTTCTATTTAAATAGTGAACATAATAATGCTGAAATTAAAATGTATAAAGATACAGCATATGATTATTTAGTATTTATTAAAGAATGTATAACGTTAATGGGTGATAAATTCCCAGAAACGATTTATATTGATATGGATGAAGAATTCTATAGAAATATCGTAGAAGTATTTCAAAAGAATTCATTCCCAACTCAAAAGGTTCGATATGTTATTAAAAATGATGTATCGCAACGTCTTAAACAAGGTTCTAATGTCTTATATCATGGTAAGGCTAGAATATATAAAGAGTGTAAACATCTCATCGAAGATCTTAAATCAGCAACTTATGATCAAAAGAAATTAGAAGTTGGTAAATTTGAGAGAGCTAAAGATTACACATCATCAGGGCACTTAGATAGTCTAGATGCATGGGAATATTCGTTTACACACTATCAAAATAAACTATACATCACAAGTATAGGTGAATAATAGGGAGGTATACGATGGCTTTTAACCCAATAAACAAATATGTAGATGGACGTATCAGTAAATATCTCGATACACATGGCCTTATAGGTGGTAATACAATTGAAGGTGTATTTTATGATGAAGAATGGTATACGAGATTAAATCGTATCTTCTATTATTGTGATACTCAGGAGCTATTACGTTTTTATAAAACAAGATATCCTAAGAAATGGGTATATAGAACTAACAATTTCTATAGAGTAGTAAATAACAAAACCCTTCCTATAATGCACTATCCATTATCAAATATAATTTCAAAGACAATGGCTAATTTAGTATTCACAGATAACCCTATAATTACATTATCATCAGAGGAAATGACTGATAAATTAAAAGATATATATAACGATAATAATTTAGGTGTTATGTTACAGAAAGCATGTGAATATGAATCTTATTCAGGTGCTGTTGGATTTAAGCCAATTATAGATCAAGAAGTATCCCCATATCCTATTCTAATGATATATCCAAAAGAAGATATTGAAATCGTCCGTAAATATGACAGGATCACAGAAATTATCTTCAGAGATGTATACGATAGAGGTGATAAGCAATATCTATTATATACAATCTGTGGTAAAGGATATATGGATTACAAGTTATATGTTAAGAAAGTAGCTACTACAAATGAAAAAGGTAGAGAGGTTCCTCTTAATGAAATCGATGAAACTAAGGATTTAAAGAGAATTGAATTTAAGTATTCAGATGGTCGTCCTTATGATAAAATAGTTGCTATATATAAAGAGAATAGAACTGATGCAGAATCAGACTATAAGAATCTATATGATGATTTCGCTGCATTAGATGAAATATACTCTAATATGACAGATTTCATCAGACGTTCTCGTATTAAAACATATATGCCTGAATCTCTATTAGAGGAAGATATTAGAACAGGTAAACGTGTTGAGAAAGATGAATATGACTCAGATAATATCGTATTACATGATTCAAATCCTAAAGGTACAACTCAAGAAGTAAAAAGAGATACAATCGATATAGCTGCTTCAGTACAAGGATATAAAGAATCATTTGAAAATGTTTTATTACACGCTTTATCAACAGTAGGATTATCTCCTGCAACTGTTGGTTTAGATATCTCAGGTGCTAATTCATCAGCTCTAGCTTTAAATATTCGTGAAAGAACATCTCTACGTACTAAATCAGAAAAGCAAAAGAGATGGCTTGAAGCTTTAAAGAAACTATCAATCTTATTATTAGAATTATCTACTATCCGTGATGGTGGAAATAGCACATATATTTTAGATGAAATTGACGATATAGCAGATGTTCAATTTGCTGAATATGAAACACCATCTTATAGTGAACAAATTGATGTTTTAACTAAGGCTTTAGATGCAGGATTAATCGACAAGAGAACTGCTCTTCAACAATTATATCCAGATGCAGATCAAGATACAATTGAAGATATGTTAGATAACATCGCTCATGATTCTATAGATTTAATAAAGAAACTTAGAACTCCAGATAAGGAAGAATAATGGACTTAATTTCTAGTATTAGAATTCCAGATGGCATAGACGGAGATTTTCTAGAAGGATTATGTGAATACGCATATATGAAAACTAGAGATACTATGCCATTTAAAACTGGATGGATGTCTAGAGAATGTTTCACATATACAATTACAGATAAGTATATAATATTACTTATCCCTGGAGATAAATGTCCATATGCTGAATATTTACAATATGATATTCCAAGGACAATGGGATTCTTTGATAGATCTACTAGAATATTCGAGTGCTATATAAAGATGGATTTTGAACAAGCAGAGCGATTATCACATACAACTGAAGATTTATATGGTCTAAAATATAACAATATGAGAGAAATTAACAAGTTACTTAAGTATTTTGAGGATTTAGACCATAATTTATACATAAAGTAAAAAGTTTTTTATAACAAATAATTAGTATGTCCATGCAAGACATTTTAAACTACAGGAGGAATAAATGGCAGCAGAATTAAATAATGAAATCACTGATTCTCTAGCACCAACAACTGAACCTACTACAGTTGAAAATAAAACAGTAGAACCAGCATCAGAATTCAAGGCTCCTACAGAGGATGAATTTAACAAGGCTATTCAGAGTGCTTCAAGTAAAGCAAAATTCGCAATCCTACAAGAGTTAGGCGTTAAGTCAGTTGACGAATTTAAGCAGTTAAAGGCAACTTATGAGACTTCAATCAAAGATGCAGGTGAAATAAGATCTAAATTAGAAACATCTGAAAAGGAAAAGAAAGCATTAACAGAGGATTTAGCTACTGTAAAATTAGGTATTTCAGATGAGTATAAGGAAGATTTCTTAACATTAGTACATTCTAAAGTATCTGATTCAAAGACTTTTGATGAAGCTGCTAAAGAAGTATTATCCAAGAATCCAACTTGGCAATTAAATGGAAATGCTATCAAATTAGGTGTAGAGAAATCAGAAACTAAGATTGATAGTTCAGAGGAAGCTAGACGTAAGAATATCCTACGTATGGCAGGTTTATAATATATAAAATTTTAGAAGAAGGAGGCCACTATGGCATTTGCAGATCAAACATTTGGCGTATTTAACGCTGGTTACATGGGTAAGAACGTTTACCTAGAATATGTACAAGAAGTGTACAAAAAGAAATCATATTTAAAACCTGGTATCAACGCTAACGGTGCATTATCAATTAACGTTGACGGTTCAGCTTTAACTTACTGGACATTACCTACTAACGGTGTTACTACTGGTTATTTAGGAAATTTACATACTGCATCAGCAGGACAAATCAAAGGTTTAAAGGCTAAGACTGTTACAATCGATACAGGTGAAATTATCGATGCATTAATCCCTGCAGCAGCTAAATTAGCAGGTGCTTCAGCTGTTGAAGGTATCTATGTTCAAAATGTAATTAAAGCAGTAAACAACATTAACGTTGCATTCGTAGCTGCAGCTGAAACTGGTGCTAAAGAAATCGATGCAGCTGGTAAAGTTACTGGTGATACAGGATTCGGTACAGCATTAGCTTATGATGCAGCTGATGTTATCGGTTCTATTACTAAAGCTAAAGCAGCATTCAATAAGAAAAATGCAGTTTCTGGTTACAAGCCAACTTCATTATTCGTAAGTTCAGATGTATATGCTGATATGCAAGCTAAGAATCTATTAATCTTCAAGCCAATTTCATTAGAAGATGGTTCTCAAGTTGAAGTATATAACTTCTTAGGTATGGATGTTACTGAATGTCCTGAAATGGCTACATACAAGATGATCATCGCTAATAAAGATGGTTTATTTGGTGCAGCTAACTTAAACTTCGTTGTTGAAAATGAAAACGATCCAGCTGTTCCAGCAGGTGTTTCAATCAAAGGCGAAATGGGTCATGCTGAAGGTTTAACTGACTTAGGTGATGACTTCGCAGGTTGCTTAGTTGTAGGTTTAAAGTAATAAGTATTTAAAATCAGGGTATGGTGGCTAGTTCCCGCCATACCTATTTTTTATGGAGGTTTCGATGGAAGAAGTAAATTATGTAAATGATAATCTAATGTATTACGATATTCGTAAACATCAATATATCCTAACTCCAGACGCTATCGTTGAAAGATATGGTATAAATTTAGCAGATATATTAGATTCAGATGGAATGGTTTCTCCAGATAGATTACCAGAAATGTTCCTAGAAGAAGTATCCAGATCTCTATATGCATATATATATTTATGGGCTAAAGATCGTGATAAAACTATGTATGTATTATCTCTACCAAAATATAGAGATGGTATACAAGCATGCTTAGAAGCTCTAACATATGCGTATTTATTATCAAATACAAATCCTGGTCTATATTTTACAGGTAACTCTTTAAATGCTATTGAAGTAAACCCACAAGTTCAAACAATGCTATTACAATATAAATTAATATTCCGTGGAGAATATAGAGGATTACCTGAAGATTACAAAGATAAATTAGGTATCACTTACTAGGAGGATATATGTTAAATGTATTCCATAAAGATAAAGATACACGTTATATCCGTTATAGAACTGGTTATATCAAAGAGGAATCAATACAAGTTCCATTTAAATTTTATAGACTTTCAGATACAGAGATTCAAAATGCAGAATATCTAAAAGGTATTGAAATGCAATCTGTATCATTTACAATTCGTACAATGTTTCAGTATGAATGGACAGTTCATACAAAAGTTATTATAGGCAATAAACCATATAAGGTTGCTTATGTACATAAAGAAGAAGATGATACTGCAAATGGTATCCTTCGTAGTAATGTAAAACCTTATATATATTTAGGTCTAGTAGGATAATTATAAGGAGGTATCTATGACAGAAGATGATTTCTTAAAGGAATTAGGCAATGAATTACGTAATGCTATGGGAAGTGTTGTGTCAGATACCTCTTTTAAATATTCTAGAATGACATATAAACTACCTTTTAAAACTGGAAAATTATCTCATCAAGGCTTTAGACTAGTGTCTACAGGCGATGGTAAATGGGATTTATATATAGATACAAATTTAGTTCCATATGCTAAATATCTAGATGACCCTGGTAAAGTATCTCAAGGTTATTGGAGTAAAGCTATGGAATATTATATACGTAAAGTCGCAGATGACTTAGGCGGATCATTAAGTAAATAGTGGGAGGATACAATGAAAACAGTTAGCTATGATTCATTTTATAAATACTTTTCTAATCTAATAACATCTTTTAGTAAAGAGTTATATGATAACGGTGAAATAACAGAAGATTTACAATTTAAATTCTATCCTTCTACTGGAGAATATTTTACTGAAATAGATCAACAAACATTACCTTCTAATACTGTTCTAGTAAACATTATGAATGGAGGTGGCGTTCAAGACTCAACTGTATCAGTAGAAACATATCTTCAAATTATTTCATTTGAATTTTTAGCACTAGATTCTCAACGTGAAGATATTATGTATTTACTAACAAATCTAGTTGCAAATTATAAGAATAAGATAGAGTCTCTTCCATATGTTGAAGATGCAAGAGACCAAAATGGTAATATAATCGCAGAGTTAAATCGTAATGCAACTATAAATATTTCAATAGACGATTTCCCTGATTATTCAGAAAAGTTTGATGCTCATGGTGAAGAGAAATTCACAGCATCATTTACAACTAACATTATTGTATTACCTACAGTTCAATTAGCAAATGGATATAAGATACTAATAAACGGTATTGAAATTCCATATACTCAGTTTGAAATTGACCGTTCTGTAGAATTAATGCCAGATTTAATCAAACGTGATACATCTAAGTTCTTTGCTAATACAACAGGCTTTGGTGTAACAATATCTGGATATTATGTAGAGAATAACTCAGAATTAGCAAATATACTATCAGACTGTTGTGCTAATATAAACTTCAACGGACAATATACGCTACAAATAAATAGACCTGATGGTACACCTTTATTATCAGATACATTCAAGATAAAACAATCAAAATTTAACTTCTCATATGGAAGTATAGTTGCATGGGGAGCTACATTCTATCCTAGTTCACCAATTGCATAGGAGGTATTATGGCTAGAAATGAATATGTTCTTCATATAGACATTGAAAATATTCAATCAAGTAAATCTAAAGCCAAAGAGAAACTTGAAAATGTAAGTGGCAAAGGTGGTCCAGATAAAGGAAAGCAAGATAAAATAAATAAAGCTGTTAAAGTAATGACTAAAAAGGTAGCTATAAGTGCAGTTAATGATATAGCTAAACCAATAGTTGACTTTCAAATAAACTCATATTCTGCTAGATATGGAAATACTGCGAGAGCTAATGCTGTAAAGAATATACAAAATATAGTTGGAAGAATTGAAGAATTAAATAATTCTATTCTTCAAGGTGCGATGGTTGGTGGTGGCTATGGAGCTGCTATCATGGGTGCGATGGATATTGCTAAACAAGCAGTAGAAATGGTTTACGAATATAAAGCTTTTGAAAGTACACAAGAAGTACATAAATTTGAAGAAATCCGTGCCTCAGAGAGACTAGGATTACAATTATCCGATAGAAATCGTGGTAAATAATTGGAGGTGAAATATGGCAGAAATTCTATATTGGGCGTATTGGCCACGTAGCAATGATGAAGGCGGTGGAATATTTTTAGCTGCAGGTATCAGTTCAAATAATGCAGTATGTGTTTGGAATGATGGTGGAACAGGTCATAGTCCATATAATGAATGGAGTACTGTAAATTCAGGTTATGAAGCATATGGCTCTTCATATGACCTTGGAACTATTGCTCACCTTGGTGAAGATCATAGAGTATCTAAAGTTGGTTTATATTTAAAAAATGATACTATGCTTCATTCAATATCTACTGGAAATACTCATGATGAAGTTCCATCAACTGAATTTTATGATACAACAATTCCAGATTATAATGTATGGAGTTATTCAACAAATTCAAATTTAAGTATACTTAATAACTATCCAGTTACAAGTATTAATTATACATATCATTTTCAATGTTGGAACTGGTATTCTGGTGGTCCATGGCCTGTGGCAGATGATTTATATGTATACACATTTATTGAACCACAAGCATATACAACATCTAGCTTCCCATTATCATATAATAATAATGAAGCTTCAGTTAAAGTATCTGGTTTGAACTCTATGGGTTTATATAAAGGAAGTGGTACTGTAGTTAATGGTACTGGTTCAGAAATATATGTATCTAGAGATAATGATAACCAAATTTTATATACAGTTCCACAACAGGAAAATTATAGTGTTAATGAATCTGGTGGTGCATTTAGTGGATGGACTCATAAACTTTCATATTATGTTAGTATAAAACCAGCTACATTTAGATTTGGTTGGAAAACATTTCAACCAGCTATCACACGTAATGGTAGAACCTTAAATATATCATGTTCTCCATGGCCAAATAATGGATTCTCATTATATCGTGATGGAAATATCATAAGTAATTCATATAACTCATCTACATATGAAATTCCAATTGAATATATGGTTGGTTCTCATACGTGGAGTGTTGTAGCTAATCGTGAAAATTATGTTACAAATATAAATAGAAGTGTATGTACAGCATGGCCTGACTCAAATTCAAATCACTATTTTCCTTTTAATCAAATTATCACTGGTGATGTTTATTATACATCTGATACAGCATCTACATCATATTCAATGAATCTAGATTCTCCAGTAATAACAAGTTCTAGTAAAACATATTTAAATAAATGGAGATTAGATTGGAATACTGTAACTAATGCGGTATCTTATTCAGTTAAACTTGATAATGGTGGTTGGACAAATGTTTCAACTAATATAAACTACGAATTTACAAATCTATCATTAGGTACACATACATTCTATGTTAGAGCTAACTATACTAATTCTAGTTACAATTCTGAACCTTCAAGTGTAAATGGAACTACAACTAGATTACCACAAACATATAATTTAGTATTCAATAGAACATCTGTAAATGGTGGTTTATTATCTTGGGGAACTCAATATGCAGATACAAATGACACTGTATATGGTGTATATGATGGTATATTACAAGTAAATATTACAAATAATACAACATATACATTAACAAATTTAGCCCAAGGATCACACATTTTTAAGATAATCCAAAAGTTTACTCCAGATGAAACATATAATTCAGTTGCTACTGAAATATCATATGATATGACAAAATTAAGATCTCCTCTTTCAATATCTCTTACAGATATAAGAGGAAATGTATATCAGATTCCTAATGATACAACTTCTCCTATAGTTAAAACTGATGGTAAAATTGGTATCAGATTAAGCTATCCAACTACTGATACATATCAAGGAATCACATATAAAATATACAATAACGTATTCTCACCTTATGATGAGGAAATCATAGATGCAAATCCAGATTCAGAATCAACATCAACTAAAACTATGTATTGGAATACAAGAACTCCTGCATATGGAACAGTTGGTAAACATAGAATCTATCCTCAAGCAGTATTTGAAGCAGATCATGATTATGACAGTAATTTAGTATTTACTAAAGATGCAAGTGTCGGTAATCCTGCAACTGCATATGTAGATTATGAGATAAATACATTATCAGCTCCAACTTTAGTATGGAATGGAAATAATGAAACATCTCGTATATATGAATCATATTTAACATGGTTACCATCTACTGCAACATCAGAAACAGGTGAATATCCAGATTATTATATTACATATGTAATTGCAAATGGAGATGTAAATAGAACTGTATTAGGAAATGTTTATACTGTACTTCAACCTGAAGATAAAGACAGTAGATTAGGTGTATTTATACCAGATCCAAATCCTATTACAAATGGTGTTAGTGGATTAATTCCTCAAATGCCATCAGCTACAGGAACTACAACATATGCTGTATGTGTTGCATCTTGTTCATATTCTCCATGGTATGTTGGTAATTCAACAGCATCTGAATCAACATATCAAATTATAAAACTAGGTATACCAGATAATATTTTATGGGATCCAGATCACTTTACTTTATCTTGGAGTCCTGTATTAAATGCAACTCATTATTATTTATACGATAATGGTTCAGATATAACACCTTATCCAGAAACAGATGTTCCTAGAGGTATAACAACTAACCAATATACATTTGATTCACTAGGTGCTGGTTTACATAGATTCCAAGTTACAGCATTAAAGATTACAACAGAGGAGGTATAATATGGCATGGAGAGATATTAGTGCGTATACACGTCCAAGATATATTGAATCATCAAAATCTCAAACTATATATGCAGGTGCTCTTTTAACACCAAGTTTAACTAGAGATTACAATGTATTATCTTGGAGCAATATAGATGAGAATAACTCATTCTATGAACTTCAAGTATGTAGATATCCTTCTCTATTAACTAACGAAAATTATCAGGGAAGTATCGCAATTCAAGATACTTCCCCTAACCCTACAATAACATTTCCAGCTAATCCACAACTTTATGATTCATATGTAATAAACAAATCTACTAATGGTCAAGAAGTTGTATATAACAATGATGTATACTATTTTGCTACAGAAGTTGTTATTTGGGATGGAACTGCATGGGTTAAGCTATGGGAATTATATCAAGAATATGCAGATGATAATTACAATGGTATAATTGCCCCTCAACAATCATTATCACTAAGATTCGATTTACCAGATGGATGGTATCAATTTAGAATACGTTCATCTGCTTATATACAAGATCCAAATGACTTTGAAATTAGACGTTTCTATTCACAATGGTCTAATATTACAGAAGCATTTGAAGTTAAAACATTAGCAACTCCTTATATGAATGATATTGATGGTACATCTCAATATTATATAACACATACAGATGAGGATGCTGCATTTTTCCGTATTTCTATAAGTAGAGACTCTAATGTTGCTAGATATACAGATTATCTACCAAATGAAGTTCCAACTGTTACAAATCCTATTCAACTAGATTATAACGAAGCTGGTTCTTATACAATTATAGTCGCTGCTATGTCATCACAAGAATTCTATTTCCATCAATCTCATACAAATGAATTAGTGGATAGAAAGGTATACTCAGTTATAAAACTAAATACACCAGTTGTTGATGATAACCAATTCCAAGAAGATCCTCATCCAACTATTGTTTGGGGTCAAATAGATAATGCTACAGGTTATAATGTATATTTAAACGATAATCCTGTATATTATGATTTATCTGCTCTTACATATTCATTTGCAAATATAACAGAACCTAGTGATAACTATAGAGCTTATATAAAGGCTACTAGATCTGGTCAATATGACAATGAATATTTAGATACAACTCATAATATAATTGTAAGAACATCTCCTAAATATAATAACCCTAAATATCTAGATTCAGATATGTCTAGTTTAAAGGTTGGAGATGATATATTCCCTGAAACTCCTACAGTATTTGGTATTTTACCTACACCTACAGTTCGTATGAATGATATTCCTGGTAGAGATAATGAGTTAATTATAACAAATGCTGAGGATTTACAAGGTGCGTCTGAGTTTGCTATTTACGATAATGGTGTTGTTATAAATACAATCAACTCTTCAAATAACGTATATAAAGTAGAGTCATATGAACCTAGAATATTCTCATTACAAGTTCAAGCTAAATCTGATTCATCACATATGGGTGATTCATTACTATCAAATGTACTTAACTATGAAGTGTTAAGATTACAAACTCCAGTGATTACTCTATCATCTAATGATGGAAACTTTGCAACTATCAATTGGAATTCTATAAATAACGCTTCTCAATATAAAATTTATATTAATGGTTCTAATAGATATACTACATCTAATACTGAATTTAGAGTAGAATTAAATACAGGTAAGAATAATATATATGTAGTTGCTACATCACCATATTATAGATTCCTAGATTCTCTTAACTCAAATATTATAAATGCAAATAAGGAAGCAACTGATCAATTCTTAATTACAATTGAGAATAAAGATTACGAAATTCAATTACCATTCTCATTCAGAGAAACTCTAGATGAGACTATGGATAGTGCTGCTGTATCTACTATTGCAATCGATGATAAATTACCATTTGAAGCATATACACCAGTTATAATCAAAGGTAATTATATAAATAGTGAACCAGTTGTAGATGAAAATGGTAAAATTATAGATGTTAATATAAGTTACACTCCTATACAATCTTTCCCTAAATACATGCTTATTTCAAAAGATGATGTAGAGGAAATTCAATTAGGTAGTGAAAGTAAATATGTACACCATTTAAATCTAATTGAAAGAACTAAACTTCTAGAGTGTGAGTTATTACCAGATTATAGTATCTCTCAACCACTAGAATATGTATTAGCTAAGAATAATATTTCAGTTGGAACTGCTTACAAAGACCAAAATAATATGTCAATATGGTCTGATAGTCAAGTACTAGCTCAAAGTAACTTTGTATGGATAGTTACATATTTCTCAGGTAGATTCTCATATTTAACTGGTTTAAATAATTCTAATGTTTCAGGTTCATTACCAAATCTAATGTATAATGGACAAACATATTCTCTTCCATACGAATCTGCTACATCATTTTATTTAGTCAACCTAAGATGTTGGTCTGGTGATATGGCTGACTTCTGGCAAGCAGCTTCTGCAGTTACAGGTTTAAACTATGTAACTCAACTATTTAGTTTAGCAAATCCTGCATTACAAGCATTTAAGGTTGGATGGTATGAAGCATTAAACTCACTTACTGATTTAGGTATTAAATTACGTAAGACATACAAGTATCGTACACATTCAGATTCATATGATCCTGATCCAAATCATGAGGAAAAAGTCATTGGAATTTACTATGACGGTTTACAACATGAATGGACACCTAATCTAGATATATCTAGTGAAGGTTATATTGATATCATATTAGAAGTAGATATGTCTGATGCCGACTTTGAGGTTGTAAAGAGTAGAATGATTCAAGAAACTACTGGTAGAGTTAGTTTCCATACAATTGATCATAAACCAGAGTTTATGTATAGTGGAAATTTAACTGATTATACAAGAACATATATTCCAAATGGTGGTGATAACTGGGCTTGGAATGGCGAGGATTGGTTATGGTGTCCTGGTGACTCAACAATGTCTCAACAAAATGCAGATGGTGTTTCTGATTACTATGAAAAGTCTAAGAAATATCGTATTGTATGGTCTGGAATTGCAATATCAAATATGAATAACTTTAATGAGCGTGATATTATCAAAGAGAAATCTAAGTCTATATATTATGCTCTTGATAAAACATTAAATATACTAAATCCTATCGTAAATAAATCTGATAGAAAATATGAGTTAGATCCTAAATTACAATATTTAGATTCTAAAATTACATTACCTTCTGGTGAAGAATATAACATTTATCCATGTCCTGAATTCCAATTCACAGGTCAAAAATCACTATATGAGGCTCTACATGAGATTGGTAGAACATTCTATGGAATACCTCGTTTAGGATGCTATGACGATGATATGATATGGCATGAAAATATGATTACATTTGACAAATTAGACGAAGAAACTCAACAATCTCTAGAAGAGATTATAGATATGAATACGCTTGAAGATACTGCATCTACAATCGATAATCATAGCACTGGTTATGTTTCTAATCTCTCAAATGTTATCACAAATGATTATTATATGAGTTATCCATCAGGTGACTTATGGACTACTGCTAGAACTAAATCTGACAGTGAACCTCTATGTACTCATGATAATATGGCACTAGTTGTTGATTTACCTATTTATAGAATAGTCGATGTTTTAATTACAAATTATCGTAATGATTTACCTGATAAAGTTCTATCTATACGTAATTATGTAAATGAATCTCAAATATATGCATCTTTAAACAATAACTATGAAGGTAAAGGTTTATCTTTAATGTATAAACAAAACTCTAATATTATTGAAGGTCTAGGACAAATTCCTGAAGCAAGTAGTTTCTATGCTGCAATAGGATTCCAAAATGACTACTATGTTATTCAAAATATCCTTCACTATGCAGATGGCTTAGGACTACCTGGAATGTTTGGTTCAACTATGAAAGACCCATCAGAATTTAGATATAAGATTTTGTATGTTCCATATATAAATGGTAAGGTTTATACTGAGCAATCTAATATTGCAGGTTTAAAATATAATAACTATAAAGCTCTAAACCAAGAGGTAAATGTTATATCTGATAATGCATTTGGACAATCAGCTCAAACTCAAGTTGAACGTCTTGGTAATAACAATATCAAGAAAGTTTATCGTTATGCTACAGTTGATTCTAGATTACCTAAATTAGGTAGTGTACGTAAATTCGATGGATATAACTATTATGCAGATATAGTTGATTATTCATATGGAAATAACTTTGTTGATATTCAAGTAGAATTCACTAAGAATTTCAATAAGATAAATGAACGTATTGGTATAGATGCTCAATATAGATTATTCCGTATTACAACAAGTGGTTATGTAAATAGAAGTATAAATTTCAATAACTATTGTTATATTTCTAGAGATATATATTCGCCAAATGGTACAGTTAGAGATGTTTTAGTAAATAATATCAAGAATTCTTTCAATGATGGAACTAAATCATCACCTATAACTAAACCAGATACACTATATATCAAAAACTATAAATCATTAAATGAACAACTTCAATATAATGATTATACAACTGGAAATCTAGTAGATGTTCCATGTGCTGTTCTACCTGTTTCATATAACAGATATGGTACAAATGTATGCTTCTCAACTACATTCAAAGATAACTACTCAGTTGGAGTAGCCGCTACAGATGTATATTATCCACCTGCTGCTGGTTTATTTGACTGGGAAGCTAAAGCTCAATATATAAATAAGGATGTTAGATATGTCGATACTAACGGAGAATCAGAGTATATTGATTTAACACTATTTAGAATGAATAGCTCTGATAGTGATGTTAGAGCACTTGGATTAAATCCTCGTAGATATCCTATGGCAAATAAAATCGATGTTCCTTCTAATTTACCAAATACAGTTCTATCTGAAAAGGTATTATTAGAAAAAGATTCTCGTGAACAGTTATCTTTCGCATATCAATTACACTTCCAAACATATGACAAGAATATTAGAATTCACCCTGGAATTACAAAGAGATTGTATGTTACAGATCAATCATATTCAAGTCAAGAATCACAATATAGCGAAGTTAGACCACCAGTATATATCCTATACAAAGGTGATTTAAATCGTAGACATACTGTAAACGATAGAGTTCAGTATAGAATACTATCAGCTCCTACATTTACAGCTGAAACATCTAACGGACAATATATTCACGTTGGTACAGTTTCATTTACAACTGATACAAATTATGATGGATATGCTTTAGTATGGCCTGATTCAGGTGAACTAATCTATTCATATAAAACTGAAATCGTTGCTGATGAGAATAGCCAACAAATACCAGATATTTATATGAATTTCTCTTCAGATAAAATATCTTACCAAACAAGATAAAAATTTTGGAAACAAACTATTAGGAAAGGCCTTATGATTTTTGCTCAATCGTCTTTGCCATCTCATCTCCTCCAATATTCTTCATAAGTATAATATATATTTAAAATGCCCATATTGGTAGAGGCGATTGACAAAATGATTAGGTCTTTACCTAATCATTCTTTTTATTTAGGAGGAGACATGAATAATTCGGAGAAAAAGGGTAAACTCGCATTATATACGATACTAGAAGTCATAGGTCTATTTGCACTAATGCTATTAGGTGGTATGTTCGACTTCTTAAACTTTGGATTCTCATTTGCTAAGATAACAACTGCTGAATATTGGGAAGATGTTACAATGCAAGGTGCAATGTACAGTATCGCCCTAATGTTAGGTATATTTGGTACACTTGAGAAACAAGAACTAAAGAATCAAGAGTATTTCTCTGATCTAGGTGTATATAGAGGTTTACTTAAACATAAAAAGCAAAGCTTTACTCCATATATAGATGAAGTATTAAATCCATATATCAAACGTGAAGCTATGAAAGAAAAAGCGTGTAGAAGACTATACCGCTTAGATAAACATGCTAAAGATGAATTCAAAATCAGTTATCGTGACTGTAAGAATATGACTAAAGAAGAGTTTAGAGATTTCAAACCTCAAACTCAACGTAAAATTATAAATGTATTCGGAAGAATCTTCAAAGGCATGGAATACAACGATAAATTTAAATACTCATGGAGATGCAAACGTTATTGTGCTAAAAGACGTAGATTAGAACGTTTAGCTTCAGATGAATATATAAATGAAAACTGGGAAACTGCATCTGTTAGATATCATCGTGTAAATGCTAATGCTTTCACATATTCTGTTAGAATTGGTGATTCAAAACTATCAGAATATCAAGTAGAAAATAAATCTGGTAGAGATATCACATTAGCAATGATACAGAAATTCCTATGGGTTGTAATTGTCGGAATATTTATTGGTTCAATTATATGGGATGCCAGTGTAAATCAACTATTAGAAGATGCAAATGGTTGGATAGCATGTCTAGTTAAATACTTTATCCGTGTAATTATGATATTCACTAACTTCTTTGTTGGAACTACTACTGGTAGAAAAGTATTCTATAATAACTTTATATGGGTTTTACTAAATAGAATCCGTATTCTAAAGGAATATATTGATTGGAGGAAAAAGAATAACGATATGGATTCATATGCAGATAAACTAATTGAAGCATATGAAAACAATATAACTGCTAAAGAACAAGCTGAAAAAGCCAAAGCAGATTTAGCTGAAGCTGTAAAAGCAGTTGAAAACAAGACTAAATAAGGAGGCTCATCGTGGAGAATAAAAACTTATATTTATACGTTGATTCAGTTGGTAGAAAGATTAAATCTGCCAATCTTACAATCAATCAATATTCTACTAATAACGTATTCCATTTTATCACAGTAGGTAAATTCGACAACGTTACTGCAACATTTAGAGATCCATCTGGTAGTTTGAGTTCTAAATATCACTTACTATTAAGTGGTAAATATGAGCTTAAAGAAACAGATACAGAACCTATTTTAATTGATAATGCTGATAACTTATGGGAATATATACTAAATCCTATTGCAAAGAGAGTAACTGCTATAGATGTTACTGCTACAACTGCTAGATTATCTGTATCATTCTCAGCATATGCATATAATCAAAGTACTCAAATCCTTCAAGAAGCTATGGTTGCCAGTACTACAATTGTTGTAAATAGAGCAGACCAATCTGAAGTATTTGATGAAAGTTATAATAGCGAAGATGTAAACAATCTATGGGCTGTATTAAATGAAAGAGTTGCAATTAGTAGTACAGATGAAGAAAGACTAGAAGATATCGAAGAAGAATTAGCTAGTCATGATACTTCAATTCGTAATCTTACAAATAGTGTAAATACTATAAATAATACAACTATTCCAAATATAGAAAATGAAATTACAGGTAAAGTATCTAAAACAGGCGATACAATGCTTGGTAATTTAGGTCTATTATCTGCATCTATGAATCAAGGTGGTATGATTATCACATCTGATGACGCTCAAACACCTGAAATCTCATTTACAGATCCTCTTAGAGCACATAAATTTACATTATCAGGATCTGGTGATGGATTCTATCCAGAGAATTCTAATACTGAATCTTTAGGTAGCAATTCTCATACTTGGAAAGATTTATATATTGCAGGTAATATCTCAAACGGTATTAAATCTATGTCAGTAGCAAATATCGTTGATGTTGCTTCAAATCAAACTATCACTGGAGCAAAGAAATTCAATGCTGTACCTACATTAGATGCAAATCGTACAATCTCATCTAACAACCAAATCGTAGATGCTAAATACGTAAGTGATACTATAGCTCAAAATATAGGTGATGTAGAGAATATGACATCTGAAATTAATAATATTAAAGCATTAATTCCAGCTGAAGCATCTATTTCAAATAAACTTGCTGATAAAGCATTTGTCAATAGTACTGTAAACTCTCAAGCTGCATATTTTAAGGGAAGTTTTGATACTCAAATAACTTTACTAGGTTTACCATGGCAGACATCTGATCCAAATGGTGCATATTATGTTTCAAATAATGACTATGCATATGTAAGTGAAGTTGTAAGTGGTTCTTATATTGGTACTTGGAATCCAGATGAACATATTGGAGAAGCTTGGAGGTTCTTATATGTTACTGGTAATGGATGGCAACCTCAATTCATGGTTAATGATAGTCCATTTACACAAGCTCAATTAGATGCAATTAACTCAGGTATAACTTCTACAATAGTAGAAAATTTAGTTACTGAAGATGATTTACCTACTAGAACATCTCAACTTACAAATGACTCAGGCTATATCACAAATGCTACAGCTCAAATCCCTGCAACTCAAATTACAGGTTTATCAGCAGCCATTGGTAATGTTGCATACTTAACTGATGAAGATGATGTTATTGCAATGGGTAATACTCTAAATAATATTTCATCTCTAGATTGGAATAATGATCCTCTATTTATTGGAAACTCATTAACAGTAGATTTATCAGGTGCATTATCTGGTAACGCTCCATCTGCATCTAATCAATATGCAAATAGAGGTCTAGTTATTGCTGCTCCAAATACTAAGTCATTTACAACTCTATTAGATACTACATCAAATGTAACATACTACATTCAATCACCTAATAATCAAGTTACTAATAAGAGCTGTTATTTAAAATTACCTGATTTTACAAATATAACAACTGGTACGTTAGCTGTAACTTCACAAATTCCTACAAATACATCACAATTGATTAATGATGCTGGTTTCTTAACTAATGCAAATATTCCTACTAAAACTTCAGACTTAATAAATGATAGTGGCTTTATTACTAATGCTACTATTCCTACAAAGACTAGTGATTTAACTAACGATAGTGGATTTATTGATAGTTCATCTTTAAATACAATATTATCTGGATATGCATTAGAATCATCTGTACCTACAAATACAAATCAATTAACTAACGGTGCAGGATTTATAACTGCAAATGACCTATCAGGATATGCACAAACTGCAAATCTTGCTGCAGTTGCTACATCAGGATCATACAATGACCTATCAAATAAGCCTACAATACCAACTAATGTTTCTGATTTAGGAAACGATTTAGATTTCCAAACAAGTACAGAAGTTGATACTACTATTGCAACTGCATTAAATGGATATGCAACTGAAACATATGTTAATAATGCAATTTCAGGTCTTGGTTCAACATTCACAATCAAAGGTTCTGTTGCCACTGTAGCAGATTTACCTGCAAGTGGAAATACAATTGGTGATGTTTATTATGTTGAAGCAAAACAAGCTGGATATGTATGGATTGAAATCAATAATGTTCCTCAATGGGAACAATTAGGCGAAACAATCGATTTATCAAATTACGCATTATTATCAGATTTAACATGGAATAATATTACAGGTAAACCAACATTTGCAACTGTTGCAACTTCAGGTGATTATAATGATTTAACAAATAAACCAACATTATCAACAGTTGCATCAACAGGCGACTATGATGACTTATTAAATAAACCAGCGATACCTGCTGCTCAAGTTCAATCAGACTGGAATCAAACTGATATATCTGCACCAGATTATATTAAAAATAAACCTTCAATTTCAGGTTCTTCTATA